GGGATATTAGTTATAACGCCGATGATAATGTACTGGAAGCTCAGATACTCCGCGCTATGGACTATATTGAGCGACTCTACTTCATCGGCAATAAGGCAAACGAGAATCAACCGCTTCAGTGGCCTCGTACGGAAGCCCTTATCGACGGTTACTACGCTGATGCGACAGAGATTCCGAAAGAAGTCAAAATCGCCGTGTACGAAGCGACTGTCGTTGAGGCCGCTGGATACAGCGAGCTGGAGATACAATCGCGCAAGACGTTGCGTGAGCGTGTTGGAGACATCGAAGTGCAGTACGCAGAAAACAGCGAAAACCGCACAATCACTCCAGCACTCCAGTATGCACTGAATCGTATCGTTCAACCGGCATTTCAGGTGTTTAGGGTATGACGTTCAACTATACGGCCCTTCAGTCGAGTGCAGGGACATTGCTCCAGAATTTTGGGCGGCAACTGACTTTCACTCGCAGTACAGATGGCTCGTATGACCCGAATACCGGCACAACGTCTCCTACAAGCTCGAACTACACAAAATATGGTTGTGTGTTCGATTACACAGACGCAGAGCGTGGAGAATCGAATATCGAGGTAGGTGACCGGAGAGTATTGGCCGAAGGGTATGCGTATCAGGTCGGAGATACAGTGTCATTGGACAGCGAGGTCTACCGGATCATTTCAGTCTCGAACATACAGCCAGCGGCAACAGTCGTCGCCTGTAACTTGCAGGTCAGAAAATGAGCAAGTTCAGTAAGGGAATGGCTGATGCGACTGCCCGCATTGTCTCGAATAGCAAGAGAGAAGTACGGAAAGTCATTCGAGGGATAGCTAAAGATGCGATCATGGGTACTCCAGTGGATAAAGGAACGCTTATCAACAACTGGTATGCGAGCAACCGCGCAATCCCGAATCAAACGACAAAGGCCACTGATCCTTCTGGCAAAACATCACTATCCAGAGTCGATAAGGCACTGACAAGATTGCAGATAGGCCAGACGTTTTATATGGCAAACAGCCTTCCTTACGCACGGACTGTTGAGTACGGCAAGTATCCAAATCCGCCCAAGAATCCAACAGGCAAGACCGTGAATGGATTCTCTAGGCAAGCTCCTGCTGGTATGGCTAGAATTGCCGTGGACAAAGGTATCGCTAAATTAAGAGCTAGAGGTGGCAAATAATGGCTACTACTTTCAATGACATACAAGCGGCTCTTGATAACCGTCTTAACACTTTCGCAGGTGGTTATGACATTGCTTGGCCGAATATCAACTACGAGCCAGCAGGTAACGCAACTTTCTTAACTCCAAACTTCATTCCAGAGGAAACCCAGCAGGTCGGTTTGGGGACTAACGGTAAAGATGAAACAAACGGGATTTATCAAATAGATGTCGTCTATCCTGCGGGGCAGGGTCGTTCATCAGTGCCGGATTCCGTCGCAGATCATTTCAAGCGCGGTACAGTTATGTCGTATAATGACGTAAGTGTCCGTGTGCGGTCGGTTTCTATCGCACAGGCAATAACAGATGGTGCATATCACTTTGTGCCTATTTCTGTTAATTTTTATTCATATACTGACGCGAGGTAAAGCAAATGGCTATCGCAAACGGCGCACAACACTCTCTGCATTACATCGCAGAAGTGACTTATGGTACAACCCCCGCAACTCCGACTTGGACTCCGTTTCCACATACTGGAACGAGTTTGGCTCTAACAAAGGATGCCATTGAATCCGAAAAGTTGCGTGGTGATCGTCAGGTCGAAGATTTCCGTCATGGAAATAAGTCTATCGGCGGCGATGTATCGTCTGAATTGGAATACGGTGCATTTGACGACATTCTTGAGGCTGTCATGTGCGGTACTTGGTCAACGAATGTTCTGAAGTCTGGCTCAACTCGCAGGTCTTATACCTTAGAGCGTAAGTTTGGGGATTTAGCGACTCCTGAGTTCCATCGGTATGAAGGTGTTGAGTTCAACTCTCTGGCAATCTCTGTCGCTCCAAACTCAATGGTAGGCACAACATTCACTGTCGTCGGCAAGGATTTGTCTCTAGCAACAGCAGAAGTTGCATCTTCAACATATTCTGCTGACGTAGGGAATACGCCATTCGATTCATTTACTGGCTCGATTACTGAAGGTGGATCATCTATCGCAACAGTAACAAGTCTGGATATGACTATCGAAAACGGCTTGGAACCATTATTTTCGGTCGGTTCTGATACGACTAATCGTCCGTCAATCGGCAAATCTCGTGTAGCAGGTACGTTAGTTACTTACTTCGACAGCAAGTCTTTGTATGAGAAGTTCATCAACGAGACTGCTTCTGAAATCGTTTGTACGTTGACTGATGTAGCTGGCAACAGCTTGCAGATCGACATTCCAAATGTGAAATACAACTCTGGGCAACCAGACGTAGCTGGCGAAGGTCCGGTCACTGTATCAATGGAGTTTGTAGCACTGTACAGCTCTAGCGATGCATCACAGTTAGTGATTACCCGTACACCAGCATAAATTAAAGGCAATAAAACCTAGGGGGTTTTATGGAAGTAAATCAACTGGCAACGGTTGAGAGTCACGAAGCTGGGACTGAGTTTCAGCTTGTGAATACGGCAACTGGCGAACCTGAAGATGTAATCTTTTTGGTCAAAGGTTTGGATTCTAAGGCGTGGCGGCAAGCTCAAAAGGAGCAAAGGCGCAAGAACGAAGGCAAAGAGGACATAGATTTATTCGATCACGAATACATCTGGCCGATGATTGCATCAATCATTATTGATTGGCAGGAATTGGAGAAGGACGGTAAGCCATTCGAGTATTCAAAAGAGAATGCGCTATGGCTTTGTGAAAACTCTCCGAATGTTGTGAATCAAATCTTTGCTTTCTTGCTTGACAGGAAAAATTTCATAAACGGCTGATTGATGAGTTTGTGGCATTTGGGAAGTGGTGTTTTTACATCAACGGATACCCAGAAGGTTCAAAAATCAGTCGTTATGAAAGTCTGAAACAAGTTGAGAAAAGTCGCGGAGTCACACCGCCAGAATTGCTGAATGCACCAACACTGTCATGGCAACATGATGACTGCTGGGTAGCGTACACATCGCTCAAAGACCATACATGGTTGGAGCTTGAAAGTTATATGCGGCTCACGGGAAGAACGCTCGATCCGTGGGAAATTGAAGCGATTATGGAGCTGGCAAAGCATAAGGTTTGATCATGGCGACAGAAGTAGAAAAACTTATTATTGCGATTGAGTCTGTTGGCCTCAAAGAATCTCAAAGAGAATTAACTAAACTCAAGAAAGCCGCAAAAGACGCTGAAGGTGCGACTGAAGGTTTAAATAAGCAAAATAAAAAATCCATTCCTTTACTAAAAGGGTATCGCGGGGCTACATCTGCGCTTACCAATACAACAGGTCAACTCTCTGTACAAATTCAGGACGTTGCAGTCCAGCTCGAATCGGGTACGGATGCAGTCCGTGTCTTTGCACAACAGGGTCCACAGATTGCGGCAATCTTCGGTCCTTCTGGTGCGGCCTTCGGTGCAATTCTTGCCATTGGTGCGTTGATTGGTGGACCGTTCATCAGATCATTATTCGACGCCAATGAAGCAATTACCGAATCTCAGAAGAAGCTCAAGGAATATAGCGGCAATCTCTCAGACCTTTCTGAAGTAGCGAAAGGAGCAAAGCTCGCACAGTTACGCTCGGAATTAGAGACTGTAAGAGAAACGATTAGTAGCCTTGAGAAAACACAGCAAGATGCGGTTGATAGATTCAACGATCTGCGCGATGGATCAGTCAGTTTCGTCGATTCTTTAATCGAAATAGCCAAGGGCAACAAAAACTTAACAGCCGCACAAATTGAAAGTGCGGAAGCAGTCTTGAAGACTCGCAACGCCCTAGAAGAACAGCTAAAGAAAGAGCAAGAATTAACGACGGCTTTCGATGTCTTAACCGGCAAACGCAAAGAAGAAACTGAAGAAGTCATCGAGAAGCGCAAGAATCTTGAAACGCTAGTTGATGCAATTAACGAAGAATTTGAAGGGATTGGCAAGACAGCCATCAAGCTCAAGGTATTAGAGGCCGCTAGAAACGGAGCTGGGAAGACACTCCAAGACTTCCTTGAAAAGCAACTCAAGGCAATTGAGCAATACGAGAAAGAACAGCAAGCCGCAAAGGAAGCTCAAGCCAGAGAAGAAGCACTCCTCAAAGCTAAAGAAGCCCTGATCGCCAAGACTAAAGAGCAAGCAGACGCAACAAGAATGTCTTGGGTTCAAATGGAGATTCAAAAAGCTGTTGCGATGGGCATGACGGCAGAAGAACTCAAGTTACATACAGCTAGATTGGTTGCCATTCAGTCAGCAAAAGACGAAAAGGAAGCTCAGAAAGACTTGGCTGAAGAACAGAAAGGCACAGTCAAAGTCTTACAGGATATATACAATCAGAAGCAAAAGCTGATTGAACAGCAAAAAACATTCCTAGATCAGTTTAGGCAGGAAACTGAGGCTGAACGATTACTGAGAGAAGCCAAAGAACTAAATCTCAATCAAGATCAAATGCGTCAAGTCCAACTTGAAGTCGTACGTCGAGGCGAGGCTGAGTATGCCAAGAAGCAATTAGAAGATGCTCAGGAAAACGGAAGGATAAAGGCTGAGATACAGGCACAGCAAGACGCAGAAGAATTGAGACAAAGAACGACAATGAATGAAGCGTTACTTGGTCTTGAAAATAAACTGATGAAAGGTAAATCAGAAGTCCAGAAGGCTGGATTTAGAATTGGTGTCAACCTCATGAATCAGGAAAAGCGTGAGAATGCGACGCAAATTCTGTCTGATTCATATAGTGCGGCAATGAAGGCTTACAAGGCTTTGGCGGCCATCCCGATTGTTGGCCCTGCACTCGGTGCGGCGGCGGCAGGTGTCATCATCGCGGCAGGTGCTTCATACGCTACCAAATCTCTTGCAGGACGAGCTGTGGGTGGTCAGGTTCGTGCAGGTGAATCCTATGTTGTAGGTGAGCGTGGACCGGAAGTTCTGACGATGGGTACAGGCGGTCGGGTCATTCCGAATGATAAGATTGGAGGCCAACAACAAGTGGTCAATAAGACTGCTAATATCAGTTTTAATATCAACACCGTAGACGCTCGCGGGTTCGACAGTCTGTTACAATCGCGCAGAGGCCAAATCATCAATATGGTCAATACAGCGATGAACGATAAAGGCAGGAGAGGCGTAGTCTAATGGCTGGCACATATCCAACCACACCAGAGTTTCAGGCAGTCAATCTCGAATCTCGCCATAACAACGTAATGTCGGAAACTGTCTCAGGCCGGATGCAAGTTCGCACGTTAGGCGGTCAAAGATGGTCGTTTACTGCAAAATACAATCCAATGACTCGCGCTGAGTTTCAGCCTGTTTTTGCGTTCGTTATGAGCCAGCAGGGACGTTATGGCACGTTCGGTATCGTACCTCCGGTGATCGGCTCTACAAGCGGGACAGCGACAGGCACAGCGGCAGTTAATGGCAGTGCGATTATCGGTGCGACATCTGTTCCTGTTGATGGGTTCACTGGAACGATCAAGGCCGGAGATTTCGTTAAGTTTGGTCACGGTAAGGTCTACATGGTCACTGCGGATCGAGATGGCGCAGGGAATATCACGATTGAACCGCCTCTGTTTGCTGATGTGAGCAATGACGAGCAGATGATCTACAACGATGTGACGTTCACGATGCGCCTAGCAAACGATATTCAGGCTTACAACTTGAGTGCGAACGAATACTACGAATATGAAATTGATATGATCGAGGTGATCTGATGCCTCGCTCGGTCAACGCCTCAACACTTACAGCTTTACAACAGGATTCAGTCAGACTCGCTCATTTAGTCCGGATTGGGTTCGATACAGAGCTTTTCCTGACCGATTACGCGCATCAAGTGAGCTATCTGACCAATCGATATCTTCCTGCAAGCCATCTCTTGAGCCTCGATGACTCACAAGAGACTCAGGATTTGCGCGTAGGCTCTATGACTATCAATATCTCTGGTGTCGATCAGTCATACATATCGATCTTTCTGAATCAGCAGTATGTGAATCGCAGAGTTCGTATCTGGCTTGCCATTTTGGATGCTAATGCTCAGATCGTAGGTGATCCGATCAAGACGTTCGATGGTGAAATCACAGGCTATTCTTTGCAGGAATCTAGAGATAGCTCAGTCATTAACATGAATGCGGCATCCCACTGGGCTGACTTTGAACGGAAGAATGGTCGATTCACCAACCAGAACAGCCAGCAATACTATTTCCCTAGCGACACTGGTATGCGGTTCGCGGCAGAGTCGATCAAAGACATCAAATGGGGTAAAGCCTGATGGGTTGGTTTAGTGATTTTGTAAAAAACCCATTAGGGACAGTTAAAGATACTGTCAGCGATGTAGTCGATACAGTCGTTGATGTAGTTGAAGATGTTGTTGATTTTGCTGTCGATATCGTTGGCGATGTCATCTCTTGGCTCATCGATATACCTGAAGTTCCAGATGTAGGTCAGGATGCACAATCGGTTCTGGTCAACAAGAACTCAAATATTGCCGCTATTCCTGTCATCTACGGTCAGCGCAAGGTTGGCGGAACGCGAGTATTTGTTGAGACATCCGGTACGGACAACAAGTATCTCTATATCTGCTTAGTCTTGTGCGAAGGTGAGGTTGATTCAATCGGTGAAATCTACATCAACGATGAGGCTCTGACAGGATCAAAGTATGCTCCTTACGTTAGTGTAAATCGGAAAAGAGGAACAGATAACCAAACTGTTTCAAATGTTTTGCTTGCCGCACCTAGTTGGGAGTCAACAGATAGATTAAATGGCATCGCTTATCTGGGCATTCGATTAGAGTTCAATCAGGATGTATTTAGCTCGATTCCGCAGATCAATGCGATTGTGAATGGCAGAAAGGTATATGATCCGCGAACAAGCACAACGGCATATTCCAATAACCCTGCACTGTGCCTAAGAGACTACCTGAC